AAATTGCTGTCCTATAAAGTTTTTCTTTAGTCCTCTTACCGCTTGCAACGTTTGCCTTTATCTTTTCCAAAATCTCACCACCAACATAAAACACACATATAGTTTCTCTTTTTTCTTCTTTTAGCTTTCCTTTCGAGCCTGTATTTTGAATCATTGAAGTGAATTCACTGACCAATGTTTATGATTTTAAAATATCATTCATTTAAAATCATGTCAAGTTTTTGTTTTAAAAATAACAATATTGTAACATTATCATTCAAAACGCCTTCTTAGCTTCCTAATAAAAAAACAGGAGATTGTAAAATATCCAATCTCCTATTTGAAAATCTTTTTAACCCTTTTAAAAAAATAAACTGTGATTTTTGAAAAAGCCGGTAATCATGCGGTTTTTGCTTGTTTTCGGGCTTTCTTTTATGTTCAAACACTGCGAAAAATCAACAGAAAATCAACAGACTTTCTAAAATCAACAGATTCACCGATTCAACCGGGTATCTATTCCGGCGAACTGGTGAAGCTGTTTAGATGTAAAAATATATGTGTATGTCTTGCGTGTATTTGCAGTGCCAACAGTACCAATAATAAAACAAGAGCAATTTATAATCTAATTCGTGTTATATATAATCAAAATCATGTATTTTATAATCTTTGTTTTGGTACTGTGGCAGTGTACCTCTATAGTACCTATGGTACTGAAATAGTGCCGTTACAGAATAAGAGAAAAAGCCGCCGTATTTATAGAACGGTTTTTTACAATGTTAAAATATGAGTAAAGAGCAGATAAAAAAACCTGTTGCATTTGCTCGTTACCTAAAACATGAGTTATAAAACCGCCGTTTTGTGATTTACTATCATAGACCAAGGGCAGAACCGCAAATAGCGACAAGCTCCCCGGACGTAATAACGGGACAGCGTACTACAAAGCAGACCCGAAAAGCCCTAAAAGCGAAAGTAAACCGAAAAAAATAAAAATCCTTTTTAGGTGTAAACACGGCATTCAAAACGCTACAAAAAGCAGAAAACCACCCGGACGAATCCGGGCGGCTATTGATATATATATATTCTGTTTATCATTCCTTTATTTTGTGAGCTTCAACAGCTCAGACAGAACGACCAACGGAAAAACCAAAATACAAATGATTACGAACATTTATTTCACCCCCATTTCTACAGCTTCCGCGATGGTGCAATAGACTTTTTCCGCCATGTCTGCGGCAATCTTCATAACGTGCGGCATTTCTCGCATTGCTTCCACGTTATCACCATCGGCGGCACTGAGTACCGTTAAAAGGGCTTTGAGCTGTAAAGCGGTGTTTTCCAATTCGTCTTTGTTATTAAGTACACAATTCATCATTTTATAAATCCTCCTATATTATGCAAAAGTAAAACGCTTTGTTTCGGTCTGCTTTGTATATGCGGCGGCAATGTCCGGGTGTCCCTTCTTCAATGCCGCTGTATCAATTCGAGAGCAAGTAACGGTTTTATATGTGGCTTTGTGTTCCGCTCCTGTCAGCGTGTCAAGCTGGTTTTCGTTCATGTACTGTTTTAACTGGTCTTTCAACCCTTCAACAGTGGCGGCGATTTCTTCCGCCATTCTCGTATATTGTGCCAATTCTCGCATAATGTCGTTAATATTCATAATCAAACCCCCATTCTAATACATTCGTTTAACGGTACTTTGTACCCATGTAAACGGACAAAGCCGCCGTTTCTGTCATACTGTATTTTTAATTTGTGGTACACTTTACCGCCGCCCCATGCGCCGGAAACACAATATAAATAATCGTTTATGCCGTACTCAATGCCGTGAATTTCAAGTCCATTGAAACCGCTATAATAAGCCGTTGCCGGGTGCGTGTTACAATATTCTTTCTTTGTCATGATTACAAGCTCCCTTCTTTCAATAATTTATTTATAATTGCTTCGTCTTCTGCCGGAATGGGGAAATATACCCATGCAGAGCCGTATTTATAACCGCATACCGGGCAAACCTTAGACAAAAGCCCTTCGGGGTGTTCTGTTTCTCTCAGCCAGCCCAAAGCCTTTATTTCTGTGTGTCCCTTATCACCAGCGAAAAGCGGCTTTTTCGGTTCATAATATTTCGCCACAGCTTCCGGCGGTGTGTCGGTGTGCGTTGTCAGTGAATAAGGCAGACCCGCAATAAATGTTTGCTGTTCCGATGGGGTGAAACTTTCCCCGGCTTTCAATGCAGAAATAGCGGCTTTTTCGGCGGCTTTCTGTTCCTTTGTTGCGTCCTGTGTCATGCGCCAATGGTACAAAGTGACTTTTTCGGCGGCTTTCTGTCTCCAACCTTCGGCGGCTTGGTGTTCGCATTCCGGGTGCATATCGTTCAAATGGTAAAGCTCCCACAAGCGGAGAATTTCAGAAAATACCGGGTTATTGATATATGGGGCGATAGTGTCAAGGCATTGACCGCCGCACACAATATCACTATGTCGAGTGTTCCAAACATTAGCGGAAACGGAAAACCGCTTTTTGTCTCCGTCCTGTTTATATTCCATTTCAACCGTTACACGGTTTCGGGGTGTTCCCCTACCTTCAAAATCAATACAGCCAAAATCAAATTTTCTTTTCATGTTCGTGACCTCCTTTATATTTAAGCTCCGATTTTCTGAGCGTCCCACCACGCTTTACCACCTCCGGCAATGCCGACCAACTGCAAAAAGCTGTTTATATGTCTCATAGTGGTTACGCTGTAGCCGCTCCACAGGCGGACAAATTCGCCGCCGCTGGTGATTTTGCAAACCTCGGTATTATAGGACTGCAAAACCATTTCGCCGTTGTCCTTTTCAATAACCTTTGCTTTGCCGTAAAAACTTTTTGCTCTTTCGTAGCCCATCGGGGACAATTCGTAAATTTTCATTGTGTTTACCTCCGTTTATCTTTTTAAGATTGTTTCTTGTCTCTTTCTGATTATATTATAATTCGTAATTTGCGAATTGTCAACCCTTTTTGGAGAAAAAATTATCTTTTTTAGATTATTTTTTTCCTTCCTTATATAATAAGGTATAAACCCGGAAAACCGCCGCCGGAGCTGGTGTTTTGCTTTATTCCGCTAAAGCGTTAATACCACCAGCCGAAAAGTACCGGGAATCCACCAAAAATCCGCACAAAAAGACCGCCCATCACACCGCCGGGAAGACCCGGAGCGTGAGGGCGGTTTTCGGTTTCATAGTCGATAGTCGATAGTCGTTAATCGCTATCAGAGTCGGTAGAGTCGATAAGATACCTCTGACGGATAGAGTCAGCGTCATAGTCGTTGTCCGGCTGAGAGTTGGGAGTCAGAACATATTCGGTCTTGTCTTGGTAGCCAAAGTTGTTCTTGCCAAGGAAGATACCGCTGACAGGGTTAATTTTGCCGCTGTTCATGTAATTTTCCCACATATTTTCCATCATAAAGTATGCCTTTTTAATGGTGTCAGTCACGTCAGTCGGCAACGTGCAATAGTTCCCACGTCCACCGAGAGGTTGGTCGTGAGTAACCGCCCATAGTTGCTGTCTGCTCCAACCCAATGCGATAGCCATACCCACAACAGTAGGCTTCATATCGTTTTCAGCATACAACATGAAGTATTCGTTCAGTCTTGCCACAACAGCGTCCAAATCAGTGAGGTCTATCTTCTGCATATTGAACAGCTCTATGTTGACCTTCATGAACTTTGCGTTGTCTCCCTCCTGTAACATCAATCCGTTATCACCAATGACAGGAGAGTTGCCGCCACGAGGTTTCTTTTTAATCACCTGTACGTCCTCAGTACCGTCTTTCTTTGCCATAAAAATACCTCCTTGAGAGTCCTCTTTCAGACCAGCAAGCCGCCCGGAGAGTCCTCTTTTTCTTGTTCTTCTTGCAGTAGTCGAAGTAGTTGAAAATCAATTTTTGCGGTAACTTTTACTATATAGACCCCTTATAAGAGAACTTATACGCAAAAACTAAAAAACAACTACTTTTACTACTTCATACCCGAAAAGTCGAAAAGATTGTTTTTCAATCCGATTTGTGTTATTTCACAAATGTCGTTTTTGATTATTTTTCAATCCTTTTCGGATAATTTGATACTTTCGAGCAGAAATGCCACCAACATACCAGCTTGCATTTTCCAGTTATTCAGCCACGAGAGCAGAGTACCGTCCAGTATGTGAGAGACAATTTCATTCGGGTTAATATCTTCGAGCAAGCCTTGAAGCTCCTCAAGCATTTTTCTTTCCATCGTTAGCCCTCCTCAGAATCTTCACCGCTTTACGCAATGCCTGTTCTTCTGCGGCGGTCACGGTAACACGCTCACTTTCCAAGAGCTTTTCAATGATAGTTGCCGCTTCATGTTTCTTCATATCATTCGTCCTCCATACTAAGACCGAGCAGAGCTTTGAGCTGTCTCCATATCCGAAGCTGTCTGCGCTCGATACGCTCATTGGAATAGTTGAGGAGAGTAAGCTGATTCAGAATCTTCTCAGTGTCCTCACGTCTCACCCGGTCTACCAGTCGCACCAGCTCGTTTCTCGCAGTGTCACGAGACTTTGAGTCTTGATAAGAGACGGAGGGAGCGTTGCCGCTCTTGAGGTGAACAGTCAGACGGTAAGGGTACTCGCCGGAGGTAGAGTCAGTCGCTTCGATGTACTCCACGTCCTCTGCATTGAAGTGAAAGTATTTGCTCCACGCAATCATGCCGCCACCTCCTTATTCGCTCGCTTTGAAGTTGTAGATAGGCTTCACGATTTTCAGAATATCCACGGTGTCTGCGATATTCTGAATGATTTCGTCCATAGGCTTATACACCATCGGAGCTTCGTCAATGGTGGACTGTCCAACGGAAGTCGTGAAGATACCCTTCATGGAATCCTCGAACTCCTCAAGGGAGACCAGCTCTTTTGCCTTGCTTCTACTCATGATACGACCAGCACCATGAGGAGCAGAGCAATTCCAATCCTCGTTGCCCTTGCCGACACCGATAATGCAACCGTCTCTCATGTTGATAGGAATGAGGAGCTTTTCACCAGCCTTGGCAGAGATAGCACCTTTGCGAACCATGTTTGAACCGAACTCAATATAGTTGTGAATGGTCTCGAACATAGGAAGACTCCAATAAGCAATGTCCGCACCGAAAAGATTACCCACGATAGCGTTTGCAATCTCATATCGGTTGATAGCGGCGAAGTGCTGACAGATTTTCATGTCATGAAGGTAGTCTTCACGATACTTCCCGGTAAGATAGCAGAGTTCCTTCGGAATACCGAGAGGGTTAGGGTGAAGCTTTCGATGAAGCTCTGCAATGGCTTTCTGAATTTCCGCCTTGCGTCCCTGTGCCTTGTATTCTGCAATCAGTTTCTCTTGCATAGCGTAGAGTTCGTCTTTGCCGGACATGATTTCAACGGCGAGCTTCTGATAGTATTCCGCCACCTGTTTACCCAAGTTGCGACTGCCGCTATGAATAATCAGATACTTTACACCCTCAGAGTCAGTGTCGATTTCGATGAAATGATTGCCGCCACCGAGAGTACCAATGCTACGTTCGAGACGCTTGGTGTCTTTCAGCTCCCGGAAGCAACGAAGCTGTTGCAGTTCCTCAAAGCGGACATTGCGTCCTTCATGCACATTGCGTCCACTCGGAACGTATTTACGGATAATGGTGTCAATCTGAGCAAGGTCGATTTCGATATTTCCGAGTTCTACGGTCAGCATACCACAGCCAATATCCACACCCA